TGCTACAGCAAAACCAGGTGCAGATGCAGCAACTTATCCTACTGTTTGGTTTAGAGTTCCATTTTAATCTGGTGATATCCAGAATTATTTCTGTTGAATCCAAAATATAAAGTAATATGAATTATAAAAAAATAAAAAAAATTAAAATTTGATTAAACTGGATATATATAACAATATAATATTAGACATCATAAATAAATCAAGCTATCGAATAAGACCTAGTCCGTCAGTGTATTGTACACGATGTAAGTTTCGAAGTTTAAAGGATTATAAAAATGGCCAGAGGCAGAAAACCAAAAATTGAAGTAACAGCACAAGCTGAAAATTTATCATTACATCCTATTGAAACAACTACTGATGTAATTCAAAATAAAACTGAAAATAATGTGATTGATGAATTACAAAAAGATATGGTATCATATGGTGTGAATCCATTCGACCATAGTTCAGTATATCAATTTGATGATACATATTCTAAAGCAGGTTATTATTTTGAACAAAGTAATTTCGGTGAAAGAAAATTTGACTATACAGTTTTAAATAATATTGCAACACATCCAATTGTAGCAGCTATTGTACAAACTAGAATTAATCAAGTTGCTGAATTTACTGTTGCAACAGATGATGAAGATTTAGGATTTAAAATTCAATTAAAAGAAAAACATCGAGCACCAACTGATGCTGAAAAAAGAAAGATGTATGAATTAAAAGAATTTTTATTAAATTGTGGTTCTCAACCGGTTGATTTTGAATTAAATTTTGAAGGTTTTGTAAGACAAATAGTTCGTGATAGTTTGATTTATGACCAGTGTAATTTTGAAATAATTAGAAATAAACGTGGTGAAGTTGTAGCCTTTGCACCAGTTGATGCTGCAACAATTCGACGAGCAAAATTAACAAAAGAAGAAATGGAAAAAGGTAGAAGAAGTCCTGACGGGATTCATTATGTACAAGTTTTAGGTAAACAAAGTAAAATTGTTGCTGAATATACAACTAAAGATTTATGTTTTGGTGTTAGAAGACAAAGGACAAGTATTAATTCTTTTGGATATGGTTTTCCGGAATTAGAGGAATTATATCAAACCTTACAAAATTTATTTAATGCAGAAACATATAATGCAGCTAATTTTACTAATGGTATTTCAACTGCAGGTTTAATTGCAATTAAATCTAAAATGAATCCAAAATTATTTCGTGCATTTAGACGTGAATTTTATCAAATGTTAACTGGTGTTAATAATTCAAAACGTACGCCTATTATTCAGTTAGACCCTGATAATAAAGAAGAAATTCAAAGTTTAAATTTAGGTGCCTCAAATTCTGAAATGGAATATAACGAATGGATTGGATATTTAATTAAAACTTCATGTGCTATTTTCCAAATTGACCCAGCTGAAATTGGTTTTGTATATGGTAGTGAAGGTCAATCCTCTTCAGTTTTTGGTGCTGACCCTTATGCTCGTGTTTTAATGGGTCGTGAAAAAGGTTTAAGGCCTCTATTACGTTCACTCGAAGCTTGGTTAAATAAATATATTATCAATCAAATTGACCCAAATTATGAAATCAGATTCGTCGGGTTAGATAGTGTGATGATGAAAGATAAAATAGCGTTAGAACGTCATAAAATGAATTATTTAACTATCAATGAAATTAGAGCAGAACATGATTTACCACCAATTCCAGGTCATGATGTTGTAAAAGATTTGGCTTTGGTTTTGGCTCAAAATGCACAATCACCTGCTGAAATTGAAGAAATGCAACAAAATGAAGCTGATAAACAAAAATCAGTTGAAAAATGGGCACGTGATTGGGATGATGAAGATGAAATGGAAAAAGGTATGCCTAAAATTGAAAGTAATTTTGATGAAGGAAAAGCATTATTCGAACCACCTATGGGTGCAGTTAATGCGGCAAGAAGAGCATTAAATGCTAAAGCAGAGCATGGCGATAAAGTAAAAGGTGGTTTAGCAGTAGGTTGGACTCGAGCAAATCAATTAGCTAATCGTGAAAAATTATCATATAAAACAATTAAAAGAATGCATTCCTTTTTCAGTAGACATAGAGGTAATCAAGTAGTTAAACCTGAGAATAAAGACTTTCCATGGGCTGATAACGGGTTTACCTCGTGGCAAATTTGGGGCGGGGATGTTGGGGCTGCATGGGCTGCAAATGTTATTGATTATGTTGAAAGACGTTTAGATGAATTGGATAATTAATCATGAAGAAACCACATTTTTATAAAACTACAAATATAATTAATGGTATGTATTATTATGGTGTGCATAATGGTTATAATGTTTTTAACTATTTAGGTTCCGGAAAATTATTAAAACAAGATATCGAAAAATATGGTATTGAAAATTTTAAAAAAGAAATTTTAATGTGGTTTGACACTGAAGATGCTGCATATCGATATGAAAGAATGATTGTTAATGAAAAAATGATTAATATTAATAATCCAATGTGTTATAACTTATGCGTTGGAGGTAAAGAAATACATTCAAGCAATAAGATTGACCCTGAATATAGTTTAGGTTTATCTAAATTAGGATTCAAAGGATTAAAACAAACACAAATGGAGAATATTTAAATGTCATTTTTAGATTTATTAAAGAAAAGTCGTGAAGAAGCGCAACAACAAGTACAACAAATTGCTAATAAAATTATTGAAACATCAGTAATAGAAGATAAATTAGAAATTATTCAACAAAGTTTTGATATTGAAAAGAAAAAAGTTGATATTGATGGTGATGGAAAAAGTCATCCTGAAAAATATTTTACGGGATTAGATGAAAAAACAAAACACGAACGTGAAGCTGAAATTGAAAGACGAAAAGAAGAAGGTATTAAACCTCCTCAGTTATATGCAGATTTACCAGGTGATAAAGAGAGTCAAACAAAACCTTCAAAATATACTAAAACTAGTGGTGCTGCAGCTATTAGAGAAGAAACAAAAGATAATTCTAAAGATGAATTTATTCGTGCAGCTTCAAAAGTTAGCGGTGTTTCACGTTCAATAATTGAAGAAGTATATGATAAAGGTTTAAAAGCTTGGTCAACTTCAGGTCATCGTCCAGGAGCGACTGCTCAACAATGGGCTATTGCTCGAGTATATGCTTTTTTATTTGATGCTAAATCTGGTGCTCGTAAAGCTGATAAACATTTATGGGATAAACATTTAAATGCAAAAAAATCAATTGAATCTGATACAATAATTGATAATAAAACAATATATAATATAAAAGGTTATATTGTTAAAACATTAAAATATGCCTTGAAACAATGTGATAAAAAATATCACACTTCAAAATTTGAAAAAAATGCACAAAGATTATTAACTAATAATCAATTATATTTTAAAGATTTTGAATATTGTTGGACACAAATTAAACATCGTGACCCAAATAGATTGGATTATCATTTATTAGGTGGTGCAGCGATGATACAATTACAAAAATACATGGATGATGGTATTACATTACAAGAAGCATTAGAATTACAATATGAGGAAATGACAAATGAATAAAAATTATTTCAGTCAATTTATGCCTGTCAGTTTTGATTTAATTAAATCAGATGATAAAAATGATGATGGGCGTATATATATTAAAGGAATTATTTCAACTGAATCTGTTGATGCACAAGGTGAAATCTTAAAACAAGATGGTTTAGACTTTTCATACTTTTTAAAAAGAGGATATATTAATAGCGAACATAAACAAGGTGCTGAAAACATGTTAGGTGCTCCTACTAAAGTTTCTAAATGTATGTATAAAGGAAAGCCTGCCCATTTTATGGAAGGATATTTATTTAGTGATATGTCAAAAGTTCAGGATATAGTTTCTGTCTGTAAGGCAATGCAAAAAGCAAATGCTGATAGAGGTTTAGGATTTAGTGTAGAAGGTAAAGTTGAAGAACGTGATAAAAAAAATCCTTCAGTTATTACCAAAGCTAAAATTTTAAATGTTTCTTTAGTCGCATCACCTGCAAATCCAGACAGTGTTTTAGAATTATTAAAATCAATGGAGGCACAAATGCAACAAGAAATTGAAAAAGCAATCCCAATGTCAGCCGCAATTATGGATAGTGTTATGAATCCAGCAATTATGGATGCAGCACAAACATCAGAAGAAGCTGAAAATGAACCACAACATGAAATGGATTTTTCAGATGTGAGTGAATATGAAGAAGACCATGATGGTAAATGGGCATTAAAAGAATTATTAATGACCAAAGAACATATTGAAGATTTATTAGAAATGATTAAGGTCGAAGATGATTTACCAGAATGGTTGCAATCACATTTAACAATTGGCTGTGATTATATTCATCAAGTTTATCATTACTTAGAAACAAAATCTCAATTAGCAACAATGCAAAATATGTCTGGACAAATGAAAGAAATCCAAGATAAAATTCAAATGGCTTGGTCATCAATTCAAGAGTCAATGAATGCTAAAAAACCTATGTCAGCCAGTTTAATGGAATCAGCTAAAAAATCTTATGAAGATATTTCAAAACCTAGTTTAGATGTTAAAGTTTCTAATTCAGATGTAACTATTCATGCACCAATATATGAAAATTTAGAGAATGAAGATGATTTAAAATTTAGTGATGAAGAAGCTTTACAAATTTTAACCACTATTATGAGACGATATCCAGGTTTATCTAAAGACGAATATATGAAAATGTTCTATCGAGTGGTTGCAGAAGTAGCAGAAAGAATTACTGAAGGTAAAGGTTTGCCTGCAGAAATGAAATAATTTAAAAAATTTTTGAAAAAAAATATAACACTTTTTCTTAAATTTTATTATTTTAAAAAATAATTAAATTTTTTTACATAAAAAATTATAAAAATACAAACGTCATTATATATATTAAACATAACGTAGGAGTTAAAAATGACAATCGATAATCAAAAGCTTGAGGAAATGATTGGTGAAGTTAAAAACCAATTAGACCTTGAGAAAAAAACTGCAGAAATTGTTGCAGAAAAAGCTGATGCATTGGTTAAATCTAATTTTGAACAAATTGAATCTTTACATAAGTCAATTTCTTCATTAACAGAAAAGGTTGAACAACTCTCCGCTAAATTGGATGCTTTAAATGTTCCTAATTTAGCTGATATTGAAAAATCTATTACTGCTAAATTAGAAGATAACAATAAACAAATCGATGCTAAAGTAGAAGAAATTCAAAAGACAGTTGAAAAGGTTACAGATGAACCTATTCGTAAATCAGCTGTTATGATTGAAGAACCTGTAAAAGTTGTTGAAGCTGAAAAAATTGAAACCATTGGTGATATTTTCACACAATTGCATGATGAAATGAAAAAGGCTACAACTGTATCTAGACGTGACGAATTAAGAAAGGCTGTTATTCAACTTGAATCCGGCGTTCATCCATCCCTCATTAAACAAATTATCAATAAGAAATAAATCATAGGAGACATATATTATGTTCGACATTAATCAAACAGTTCAAATCAATGAACTTGCAACTCTCAATGAGCAACTACGTAGAAATGCAGATGCTTATAAATCTCAACTTGTTAAAGCTTCTGCTCCAGCTGGTATCTCTGGTGTATTTAATCCAGGTAGTGCTGGTTCTGTAGGTTACCAAGATGCTGCAGTTACTGCAGGTGCTGGTGCTCTTGCCCCTCTCGTTCCTCAATCTATTGAACAAACCTTAGCTTCAGCCACTTTCAGTATGACTGACCTTAAGCTCTGGCAAATGCTTCCAAAAGTTCAAGTAACCAATACCTTGCATGAATATGCAGTTATTAATGAACATGGTTTAGACCTAGACCCATTCATCCAAGAAGGTGGTGGTTCTTCTTCTGATTTTGGTACTTCTAACTCTTCATATGAAAGAAAGAGCGTTAAAATTAAGTATATGGCTGAAAGACGTCAAGTATCTGATGTTGCTTCTTTAGTTGGTATCATTGGTGCTAATCCAAATGCTATCGCTGAAGAAACTGAACGTGGTACCATGTCTCTTCTCCGTAAGGTAGAAAGTCAACTCTTCCATGGTAATGAAGATACTAATGGTCTTGGTTTTGATGGTATCATCAAACAAATTTCTCGTGGCGGTGCATTACAAGCTGATGGTTTAAGAGTATTAAATGATAATCAAAAGAATTTGGCAAATGCTGCACCCTTAACTCCTGAAGATTTGCAAGATGTTCTTGGTGAACTTAGTTCTGCTCCTAGATTTGGTAAGCCTGATTTTATTATGATGGAACCCAGGGTTTATTCTGGTTTAATCAGAGATAGTATTGAAAAAGGTCGTCATGATTCCATGATGCTTGTTAACTATGGTGATAGAGGCGTTCAAACTTTTGGTGCTGGTCCAAATATTCATATTATGGGACCTATGGGACCTGTACCAGTTATGAGTGCAACATTCCTTCATAATCAATTTGGTGCTCCTTCTGCAGCTTCTCTTAGTAATTCTGATGGTGGTCCAGTTGTTGCTGGTATTACTGCTACTGCAGTTGCTAAACCCGCTGGTTTAAGTTCTAGTGGTTTTAATGGTTCTGCTGTTATTTATAAGATTGTTGGTGTTAATAGTAAGGGTTATTCAGCACCACTTACATTAGCAGCAGTATCTCCTTCATCAGCACAAGTTGTTGAATTTGATTTATCTGCAGCTACATTAACCAATCTTGGTGGTGTAAATGATTATCTCAGAATTTATCGTTCTGAAGATGGTGGCGCTGCTTCTACATGTGTACTCGTTCAAGAAATTAATATTGCTAAGGCTGTAGCTAATAGCTATGGTGCTGGTGCTAATAAATTCCAAGATTGGGCAGCTAAGATTGTTGGTGCTGGTGATGTAATTATTGGTCAAATGACACAAGACAATCTTGAATTTGCTCGTCTTTTAGATTTCTTGAGAAAACCATTGGCTTCAGTATCTGCAGCTCAACAATTTATGTTGATGTTATTCGGTTCACCAATTGTTAAGACTCCTAAGAAGAATTTCGTATTAAGAAATGTTAAGGCAAATACTCTCTAATCTAAAAATTAGAGATAGATAATACTATAACAATAATAATATACTAATATGTAGGGACAGTAACCTGTGGTAAGAATTCATCTGTCCGCAGCAAACTGTCCCTTAATTATTTAAAGTTCCAGAATCGCTCAGGATTGATTCAAATTTAAATTCTAATAGAATACATACAAAATGAATTTCGATTAAACCTGGATTAAACTGGATATCATTGAGAGCATTTAGACATCGTGTAAGGAGATAATATGGCAGCGGATTTTGGGATAAGAGATATAATCACAATTGATTATTTAAAAAAGACAACTGCACTAGGCGTTGATTTAACATTAGATAATGGTGACCCATTCCCTGATGAAATGTATTTAATGGCTATCGATGGTGCTATTAATATGATTGAAACTGAATTAGGTATTGTAATTGACCATCAAGATATTAAATCTGAACGTCATGATGCAGCCTCAGATAATCGTAGAGCATGGTGGCCTATGACATTAGACCAAATGCCTTTGAAAAAAGTAAATTCCATTCAAATTAGTTATGGTAATTATCCACCAGCATCAATTCCTATATCATGGGTGAATATCACTTCTGAAGTTATTTCTTCTATTGCTTTAATTCCTACAGCTGAATCTATGGGTGCATTTACCTTTAATAATTCTATTCCTCTTTTAATTGACCCTATCAGCAATTATACTTATTATAGAAGAGTTCCAGGTTATTTTGATTTATCATATCAGGCTGGTTTTAATTTTAGAAAAGGTACTGCTACTATTCCAGTCGGTGAAACTGAACTCAGGATTGATTTAAATGAAACATTCGTTGATATGCCTAATTTTAAATTTACAATTACTGATGATGGTCGTGTTGCATCACCTGCAAAGGCTACTACTGCACGTGCAATTAGTACAGGTATTTCAAATGATGGATTTACTATTAAATTAAGTCAACCTGGTGTTGATGGTCCAGTTATTATTGATTGGGAAGTACATACAGTACCTATGGTTATGTTAAAAGCAATTTCATATATCGCAGGTATGTTACCGTTAGATATTGCAGGGGATTTGATTGCAGGTGCTGGTATTGCACAATTCAGTATTGGTGTGGATGGGTTAGAACAACAAATTGCAACCACAGCATCAGCAACTAATGCCGGTTATGGTGCTCGTATTTTGGATTATAAAAGACAGTTTAATGATATGATGGATGCATTACGTCAGAAATATGCTCGTAATGGATTGGCGGTATTATAATGCAATTTCCAATAACTGAGACTGAAAAACAAAAAAACAAAGCCCGTGTGGATTTTCGTTTAGATGAATTCAGAAAATTAATGGTCCAAAAAGGATTAAATGTTACATGGTATCAATCAGCTCATTGTCCTTGCTTTGAAAATTCAAATGATTTTGGTTTAAATTTAAGAGATTATAATGATACTAATTCAAAAACAGGGCATAACAGAACTAGTTGTCCAGTTTGTAAAGGCACTGGAACTATATTACATTCAGCACAAACAATTAGAGTTATTGCAACACAATCAAAAGGTGATGTAAAACATGGGATGTATGGTCAAATGAGAGATGAATTTATGGATTTTACTTTTTATCCTGAACATTTACCTTCATACGGTGACCATATTGTGTTAAATGATTCAGTTATTGTGTGGCGAGAATTATATGAAAAATCTAGTAGTAATCTAGAAACTTTAAGTCATCCAATTGTACAAAGAGATTTAGTGTTAACTACTGGTGAAAAGACTGTAGGTGTTTTATATTTACATGTTACAGATACTAATGGGAATCAAGTGGCTGAAAGAATTCAAGATGTACATTTCGGTATTACTAATGGTAAAATTGATTGGACTAAAGGCACTACACCTACCCCTCCGCCAGTTGGTTCAAAGTATTCAATTGCATATTATGTCGAGCCTCATTATGTAATAATTGACCACCCACACTCAGTACGTGATACTGTATTAAAAAATAGAACAACTCTGGCAGTTGAAACACCTGCCCCATTATTAGTTCAGGCTCGAGCTAAATTAATATTAAATTAGGAGAAATAAAGTGTTAGATTTACATATAATTCATTGTATTAAAAATGGTTTAAAATATTATTTAGATAATAGTATTGCATTTAAACAACTTTTTAATGATATTGGCGGTACTTTACAAAATACTTATTATAGTAGATATGTAGAAATCTATAATACAATTCAAACAGATGCAGCTTTTTCTAGACTTACTGAAAAATTTCCATTAATTTCAATTGCCTTAAGTGAAGCTGAAATTGATGAAACAACATTTTTAGGTAATTTTGGTCATCCTGGAAATTCAACTTTAACTGAATTAAATAATCAAGAATGTCGTATTGCAATTTATGCAGCTGAAATGATTGATATTAGAATATTACACCGTTTAGTGCGTTGTATTTTATTATTATTTAAAAAATCATTTTTAGATATTGGTTATACTGACATTCGTTATATTCAATCAAAAGACCAACGACCTCTCGAGGCTCCTACCTCAAAGGGTGGTATAATATATAATCGTGAATTATTATATACTGCACAATCTCAATTAGTGGTAAAACGTTTAGATAATACTTTCGATGTTTTACCATGGGTATTAAGTCCTTCAACTTATGAACCCGGCGCAATTATTGGATAAATTGTGCTTAAATAAAACATAAAAACAAAATTAGGTTATAATTAAAATATAAAAACGGAGTAAAAATGCCAAGCTCAATCATAATCAATGGTGCATCAACAAGCATTCCAGGGGTGTATAGTACACCTATTATCGATACCAGCGGTCAAGTTTTGTTGGGTGAAAAGAATCTATGTGTTGTAGGTGCCTTTCCACAACTTGAACCTGCTAATGCAACTGATTATAAGGTATCTAAAAATATTTTATTGTCATCAGTTATTCCTAGCCCCAGTAATGATATTCAGACTCTTTTTGCATTATTTAAAAATGCATTACCAAGAAATTCATTCGGTACCACTGCAAAATCTTTAACATTTGTTAATGCACAAGTTTCAACCCAAGCTAAAGGTTTCATTAAAAATAGTACTGTGTTAGGTAATATCGCTGCAAACACTAATATTATTGCTCTTAAATCAAAAATTTGGGGTACTAAAGGTAACAATATTACATTATCAATTGTTAAAAATGCTGATGATAAATATGTTATTACAGGTAAACCGGTCGGTGGCGATACTCAAACAGTTACTATGCTCAAAGATTTTATTAATCCTATTGAGTTATATGTAAAAGCTGCGGCTGGTGTTTCAATTCGAATTCGTGATGGTGTATTAGCAATTGCAACAGATGTTAGTACTATTGCAGATGGTGTTGCTCCTACAGTATTACATTCTTTCACTTTGTCAGATTTTGCAACCAATAATCAATTATTTGAAGCATTAATGGCAACTGGTTTATTCTATGCACCTGGTGATACAGGTTTCGAAACACATCCTTCAAGTGTAAAATCTTTATTATGCACACCTTCTCAATTAGATTGTATTATGAGAGCTCATGCATCTGATGAATCTAATTTCCCAGCAGAAACCGCAGTAGATAATAAAATTACACTATCAGCTTATACTGAAGGTATTATTCATGCAATTAATACTTTAGGTCAAGCTTCATTACCTTTCGAAGCTGAAATCGTATCTGCAAATTTAAGAATTCCAGCAGCTAATATTACTGATGTTTCTTTACCTGCAAATGGTATTCCTACTCAAACTATTAGTACTTATGGCACTTCACCTACTGTTGCAATCGATGGTTCTGCACCAGATGCTGATGATTATGCTGCAGCTTTAAATGCAACAAAATCTAAAAACATTCAAATTATTACTTGCTTTGATAATACAGTTGAAGTACTTTTAAAATTAAATACTTATTTAAATGAATGTGATTCAGTTGCTAAATATCGTAATGCATGGTTTGGGACCGCAAAGGATTTATCTTTAAATTCAATTTATTCTAGTTATGTTTTACAAGCTAAATCGCCTTATATTTCTATTGTTGGTCAAGGTTTGAAAACATCAATTGGCGGGTTTGATGAACCTAAATATTTAGCATTTTTACTAATGTGTGTTCAAGGTGAATTACCAGCTGCAACTCCTTTAACTAATAAAGTCTTATCAGCTGTTGGTGATTTATATCAAGTTTGGACACGTGATGATGATGCAGTTGTTGAAGATGCGATAAGTAAAAATATTACAGTTTTAAGAAAAGGTATCACACAAGATTTTGTGGTAGTTAGACCTTTAACTACTTATCGTAGTGATAATTTAACTGTTAATACAGACGTCAGTGGTCGCGAAAGTTTAAGTACATGTTTATTAGACCTTCAAAACTTCCTTTATTCCAGAATTGGTGAAGCAATTGGTACCAGTGAATTATCTTTAGTTGAAAGTTTAGCCAAAGAAAGATTATCATTACAAGTCTCACAAAGTGTTATTAAAGCCTTTAGAAATGTATCTGCCGTTGTTAGCAATGATACTATTTTTATAGAATTTGAATTAGCAGTTGCTCAACCTCTTAACTTTATAAAAATTACAGCTTTTGTCTCAGACTTTTAAGGAGAATAGAAAATGGCAACAAATGTTATAACAGGCGCTAAAGCCAAAATTAGAATTAATGGCACTGTAGTTGGATATGCTACCGGTATTTCAATCACTGAAACAACACTTAATGGTCGTGTTGAAAGTTTAGGATATATCGATAGTCGTGAAATTACACCTATTAGTCGTACAGTTACCGGTACATGTTCTTTAATTAGAATATTTAATCAATATACTTCAGATGTAGCTACTGTACAACCAGTAGGTCGTTCTGTTGCATATACTGATAATATAGGTGAAGGCGGTAAAATGACTGATGATATTTTATTTACAAATACACAAGTTTCAGATGCTGCAACTTCATTTAATGCTAACTTTACATTAAAAGATAGAACATCAGACGTATTAAATAAAAAAGCTTTTGTAATTGAAATTGTTGATTCAGCTACCGGTGATTCAGGAAATGATGCACCTCAAGTAATTTATAGTGTTCATGGTTGTCGTGTTTCATCACAAAATGTTGTAGTGGACCGCGGTTCTTTAATGGGTGTACAAGTTACATTCGATGCTGAATATCTCGTTAGATATGATGGTGTTGATAGTTTAGGTTAAATCTAAACTTTACTATTTATTTTTTATTTTTTCTTTTAAATATTTGATTTTATTAAGGCCAACGCAAGTTGGCTTTTTTATTTTTATAAAAAATGTTATTTTTTTATAAATTTAGATTTAATGTTATAATTAATATTAAACATAAGAAAAAGGATTTATTATGGATTTAGTTTCTCTAAAAAAAGACATCGAAGGTAAAAGAAAAAAAGCCAACGAACAACAAACAGATGTAGCTACAGATTTTATCAAAAAAGTGCAAGAACAAGCCAAAAATGTTGAGGCTGAAGAAATTAAAAAGAAAAAGGAAGAAACTGATGTTAAAGTTGTTCCACGTGTGATTACTTTTGATATTGAATATAATTTTAATGGAATTAATCAAAAGGTTAAATTAACATCAAAAGTAATGGATGCAGAAGCTCGTACAAAGTATGATAGATATATTGGTATTATGTCTAATGGTTTTGTTTTTGATTTTTTACCCACAGAAACACAAAATCGTTATGCAGCTTTAGCCCGAATCATGTCTCAGTTAATTGACCCACCTGAATGGTTATTAAAAGCATGTTCTGAAGATTTAGAATTTGCCTTCAATTTAACATTGCAGTTATTGGAGCATGAAAAACGGTTTTTTCGTTACACTCCCTTGGCTGGTTCTGAAGCAACGGAAAAGCCCAGGTTTTCAATTAATACAACCGCATTTAATGACTAGTGGTTTACCAGTTAAAAATATTGACGATTGTAGTTGCTGGGAAAATGTACAATATGCATTTTTATGTATGTCAGACGAACAATTTGATTTATTCTTATTGACTGATGCTGAAATTTTGGAACGTAAAAAACAAAATAATAAAACAAAAAATAATTCAACTGTTGAAATAAATAATCCTAAAAAACGAAGTAATGAAATTCGAACTGGGGATAATTATTTAGACGAAATTGAAAAAGCCTTTGAAAATGGTGACAGTAAATCAATTGAAGAATTATTAAAGAATTTATAATATAATTACTTCGCTGACTATATTTATGATTATACTCACATTACAAAATCTTAGACATCAAATTAAAGGATAAATATATTATGGCAGGTCCTTCAAATCCGGTACCATTGATACCACAACCTACACAACCTTTGGCAAATACACAGCCTCAGATTCCTAATTTAAATCAATCTGCATTTAGTCCTTCCTCACAAAATACAACTGCTACACCTGGACAAAATCCTAGGACACCAGTACCTATTACACCTCAAAATACCCCTAATTTTGGAAATAATAATTCTACAAATTTAATTGCTTCAAATACTGCTTTGGTTCAAGCAATTCAAAATTTAACTAGAACTATGGGTGGCGGTCGAGGTGGTAATGCGGGTGGTAATGCTGCGCCTAATCATAGTGCACCAGGTGGTTTAACTTCACAAATAGCTGCTGGTCCTAATGGAGGTACTTCTGGTGGTACAAACAATGGTGCATCTAATGGTACTAACCCTAAGAACCAGGTTGGTCAATCTACCATGGGAAGTAAATTACAAAGTACATTTAATGCTTTTGCAACACCTGCGACATCAGCTGCAGGTGTTTTTCAAAATTTATCAGGAATTCCTTATATTGGTTCTTTATTGGCTGGTATTGGCGCGCCATTATCTGTCGCGACTCAACGATTTGGTGCTATGTCAAATTATGAAAAGGTAGCTACTGCAGCATCTTTACAAATGAATGAATCAGGTCGACAACGTTTAAATTTACCTGAAATGAATGCTGCAGTTAAACAATTTGGAGATATTGGAATTGGTCCAACTGAGGCTGCTGATATGTTTGGTCAAATGTTTGCAGCAACTGGTCAAATATTTAATCCGCGAGGTTTAAAAACAGGAGTTACTGGAAGAAATACTGGTGCGAGAGCTCCTTTATTAGATGCCAATCAAGATTTTTATTTAAATGATTTAGTAAATGCAGGTTATTCACCCTCAACTGCAGGTTTTATTCAAAGATTTAATACTTCACGTTTTAATGCCTCAGGTACTCAAATCCCTTTTAATTTTGGTGGTAATAATTTAACTAATGATATTTTACCTATAGGTCGGCAGTTAGGTTTAAATGATGCTGCACAAAATCAATTAAATGCAACTATATATGGAATGCAACAAGAAAGAGCTTTATCTGGCGCTAGAACCGGTTTAACTTCTATGGATGTGCAAAGAGGTATTGGAGGTTTTTACAATCAAGGATTTGGAGAATTTTCAGGTACTGCATTCGCACAAAGAGAATCTAAATCACGTGGTTTAGGACAACAAGGTACAACTTTTGGTAATTTAGGACAGGATATTCTAGAATTTGAATATTTAAGAGAAGCAGGATTTGATAGATTTGAAGCACAAAAATTATCTGAAGAGGAAACTGGTCAACAAAAAGCAAATCGACTTTTAAAGAAATTTGGTGGAAATACAAGACGTGCAAAAGAAGCATTACGTAATTTACCTGGCGCTAATTATACAACAACTGAGGTTGAATCCTTTTTTAATAATCAAGAAATGCCAGTGGACCCATTGAAAAAATATTCTTATACCGGTAATGAAGTAGCACAAAAAGCAGCTGAAATTGAATTTAGTCAAGTTACACAATTTCGTGCATTAGTTACGGAAATTGCAGGATTAAATAATACTATCGAAACGAAATTATTACAATCAATTGACGGAAATACTAAGGGTATAACAGCGGCAGCAATGGCATTAGTTTCAGCCAATACAATGTTATTAGAAGGTGTTGCTGAGTTAACTGCGGAAATGGTTGACTTTGCTAAGGATGTAAAAGAAAAAGGTTTATTTAAAACAATTAAAGATAGAGCATTATGGGGTAAAGAAAAAACAGGTCCCGGAGCTCCAAAACCTAATACAACAGAAACTCAACGTCAAGATAATATGCAAGAAGCGAACGATAGAGATGAAGATATACGTTAACAATAATAATATAAGGAATTTTAAAAATGCCATTAAGAAGTAATGCTGAAGGTAAAGCATCCCAACCCGGACTAAGTGGAATTCGAATTACTCGAGCTTTACCTAGATTTGAAACATTAAAACAGGTATTATCAGGTACTTTAGATAATATACCTGGTGAATTACAAACAGAAACAGCTAGAAAAAAGAAAAGAAATAGAGAACATGACCTTGATTTATCACCTTTTTTAGCTAATTTATCATTATCTGAAACCATTATGGGTGAAGATAGTGCCTCATATGATTCATGTACTATCACTTTAAAATTTGATATTGATTCATTTAAATGGTATTTTGGAGATGGTTTAGGACAAATTCAAACTGGTCATTATTTTAAAATTACTAGACCTACTGCATCATATGCTAATTTTAGTGAAGATATTATTAAAGAAAGTAAAGATGCCAGAATTAGAGAAATATGGAGTGATAAAGCAGATATTTCACGTAGTCCAACTGCATATTACAATCATGAAAATATTCTTTTATATCGTACAGCTATTGATTCAGCAGTTGCAGCAGCTGGTGATGTATTTGATTCAGCTGTAGCACCTAAAACTAAAAAATCTAAAAGACCTGAAGCTAATATTAATGAAGAAGATGCTATTGGAATTCCTGTTACAACAAATAGTCAACGTAAGTTAGATGAAGCAACTAGTAAAAATGTAACAAATAAAAAGATTGATACATTTGATATAGCTTCTTCAATATCACAAACATGTATTTTTTTTGGTGTATTAACAAATATTAATCAATTATATGAAATAGACCCGGATACCGGTTTAGGTGTATTTAATGTTACATTACGTTGTAAATCATTTATTTATTCTTTGGGAAAATCTGATTATTTACCTCAAATGCCTGAACGTCAAATTGGTTTATTAAAAGACGCAGAACCAAATGCATTAAATCAATTTAGATATAAAATTACGCCTTCAGGTTATAACTATTTTACAAAATATGGAATTCCAAAAACTTTAAATAGAATTTTAAAAACGCCTGATTATTATATAAATTTAGCCTCACAATATTCAACTGGCACACAATTAGCCAGTCAAGATGATAAAACTTTAATTAATGTTAAGCAACAAATGACAAAAATTATTCGTGCATTTGGTAATAATTACATACCAGCAGAATTTCATTCAGGTGATGTTGAATTATATGGAGAAAGTGCAGAAATTATTGATGAAATTGATGGTAGTGTTTTATCTCCTAATGGATTTTTAACGATTGGTGCTATAATTAATGTTGTAACTGAACAATCACATTTACCTGAATCATGTTCATATCGTCAATTTTTACCGGTAAAATCTGTAATTGGTAATATTATTCAAGGTTTTAAAACATTTGGTAATAATAGAACGCAAGCTTGGAATTTATTAAATGGAACTTTTGTACCTGATTCGAATCTTTATGAATTTTTTCCATTATTAGTACCAATTACAAATTATAGTGAAATAGAATTAGCACAAGCCGTTGATACTGCAACACAAAACTTAGTAAAGAATAATAAACCTATTCCACCCTTTCAGTTATATAAAATATCTGAAGTTATTCGACAATTTTATATTGATTTAGGCGCAATTCCTTGTGTAGTATATCGATTAAAACCTTTAGACCCTGATTTTCCAATTAATATTAAAGCATATAAAAAATTATTATCAGATACCGTTGATGCTAATGCAATGTTATTTCAAATGGGTGAAGCCACAATGAGTGAATCGAATCGATTTGGAACACAAATTCAGGAACATATTGCAAAAAATATAACATTTTCTAGTGAAACACTTTTCTTTGATACTGCAGATAATGATAAAATTGTTGATGAATTTGGTACTACAACTTCCATGATGAATCAAGATGCTTGTGTTGTTGAAGCATTACCTGTAATTAATATGGATGATGTTGTTTCAATTGATTGGAATAATGATGAAAATGAAAGAATTAATGCAGTTATTGTAAATCCTATACAACAAGAATCAGATGTGTCCACAACTGTATTAATGGATACTTATGGTGGAAAAGTTTTTCAATGGTATGCAATTTTAATGGATGGAATAAGATTATATCATTTAGAAACACCTTTTGTTGAAACAGCGATTAGTGAAAAAAGAATTAGTAAAAAATATTGTGAAGCGTTAGCTGAAAGAATATATTCTATTTATGGTGAAGGTAATAAAAAATCATTTGGTCAAATTGTAATTAAAGGTGAAATTGATGAAAGAATTTTAAAAGGAAGTTGGATTCGTTTAGATTTCAGTTCTCCTATTATAGAGAAAGCTATAGCAAATAATTTACCGTTTAATCAGATTGAAAAATTCCGTTTAATTGCTAAATACACAGATTTTTATTGTTATATACATTCAATTGAAAGAAGATATAGTATTGTTCAAGGAAATATAATATGTTCAACAACCTTACATTATAATCGTGGTAAATTTGGATTATTACCCCCATTATTTCCGGATTTATTTGATAATGTTATAGGTACAGATAAAGTAACTACACAAGAAGAAATGGGAAATACCGTTGAACAAAGAGATTTTATCGACCAAATGATGGAAGATATTATCAATAATACTAATAATACTACGAGTAATGTGAAAGCTGAAGATAAAGTTGGATTTGATGCTGTAGCTGCTGCAGAAGTTTTTGGAGAATATTTTACAAATATGTTAGGACATTTATCTTCACTTAAATCATTCTTTCCTATTATAGAACCAACTAATGCTAGCGCATTAAAAACTAAAAAGACTGAAACAATTGCTAAAGCCGAATCTGAAGTTCAAAGAATTAAAAAGATTCGTAAAAAAACTAAAGCTGATATACAAAAATTGGAATTTTATCAAAATATTTTAAATCTAAATAAAATATTCACAAATCCATCCGATGAAGTAAATTATCAACAACCCGCGACAAAAGCGACAAAATTAAAAAAGAAAAGATAATTAGTATTAAACAGAGGAAAATATGAAATACGGTAGTAGTAATTTTGAGAGAAGTAGAGTTATTAATGAAGACTTAAATATTGGTAAAATTGGTTATGGATATATTACTGCAGTAATTATTACTCAAGGTGCTGTATCATGTGATGTTATTGATAGAAATGGTAATTTACATCAAAGATGTCCGATTTTAGGTTTTGGTGCCGATGAATTTAATTGGTCTATGCCTCCAGTTTATGTTAATATGCAAGTTGTTTTTTTAACAACAGGTTATAATAAAGGCGCTCCAATTATTTTAGGTAGTTTATTTCGACCAAGAAATGTGTCAAATGATAAATTAGGATTTGACGAAGAAGATACTACTACTGCAAAAACAGCAGACCATTTAAATATGTCTGTTCAAGATTATATAGCCCATGTGGGTACTGTAAATGATGAAACATATTTACAAATGACATCTAAAAATGGTGTAGTATTAGAAACAGATAAAAATGTTCGAATTCAATTACCTGATGATGGTATACTTAGAATTAGTTCAAATCGTCAAATTGTAGATGAACCTTTAAACGGACAACAATTTATCAATGTTGTGACACCATTTTTTCAAAGTTTAGCATCAATCAATCAATCACAAGGTGATGTGTTAACAATATTTAATACTGCATTAAATGCATTGAATGACACACTAAAATTAAAAATTGCGCCTTTGCCACCAGGATTAAATCAAGGAGCATTACCCGTTACAAATGCTGAATTGGCAGGATATATTGCAACTTTATCTGCAGCATTATCAGGTGCAGTAGGAGATTTAGCAGCGACAAATTTTGAATATGAAACAGCTGAATATCAACATCCTACTGATGAGTTAAAACCTAAGATGGAAGCCACCATCAATCGAAAAGTCAAATTACCAAAATAAGGAGAATAAAATGGCTGAAAATAAAACTGGGATATTAGAACAATTAGGTTTAAAAGATATAGTAAAAAGTACTCGAGACCAAATACTTGAAGTAATTCGTGGTGAAGTAGGTGAAATTAAAAAATTCGCTCGACCTTTACCTAAAAGTCATTTACCTAATTTAAATTTTTTACCATCTCCTTCAGTGCCTGTTCCTTTTTTAGGTACAATTACTGCTAGTTTAGGTGGTGGTGCAGATGGATTATTTAGAGTACCAAATACAGATTATTTTTTAGAGCTATATTTTTTAGGTGAATTAATCACAACAATTGGTTTTCCATTTAATCCAAGAAGTATTTCAATTAATACCGCTGAAAATGTATCATTAACTCATACACAAGGACGTGTGTTTAGAGAATCAGGATTTAATAGAGTTAGAAATATTAGTATTACAGGTGATAGTGGTTTTGCTGAACGTTTAGGATATGCCCGAGATGGAGGTTATATCTTTGAAAACGGTGAAGTAATTATGCATGAATTCGAAGAATTTTTAAAAGCTTATAATTATATTTGTTCAGTGTTTAGTAGTAATATATATTCACATGCATTTACAGCCAGAACTCAAAATATTAAATCTGCAGTCAATGCTGAAGTTGGTAGTAATCGTTCTATGGCTTTACATCCTTTAAAAAATAAAAAAGCCAATTTAGATGATATATTTTATTTAACATTACGTTGTGTAAAAGAAGATATTAATTTAAAAGTAGAAATTAGAAATTACAATTATGGTAAAAATGCTAGTAGTAATAAGTTTGGATATAAATATAATTTAGATTTAGTTTCATATGGTGTTCAAGGTCCAGGACGTAGAACTTCATTATTAACTGAGGTAGGTGAAAATGTTTCAGGATATATTAGAAAAGTTGCTGCAGCTGCCGCATTAGTACAGGCAATTCAACAAAATTTTATTGAAGATGCAATTGACCCAATTGTAAATGTAAGTAATGCATTAATTACCTCGACAAATGAAATTCAAAATGCAGTTAATTCATTTGGTATTAATACAAATATTGCAATTGATAAATTTAAAAAATCAGTAAATAATATTGATATCGTCTTAAATAAATTAAAAACAACTGTAGGTGAACCGGTCGTTGATGGTTTAATGGCAACAAATGTAACTGTTAGCACTTCATCATACGGTTTAAAAAATGCAGAAAATGATTTTAGTAAGAAACGTCAAAGAAATCGTGAAGATGCAATTAAAGGTAAAACAAATGAATTAGATTTATCAGTATTAGAATCTGAAATGATAGCTGAACAATTAGGTTTAGATGTATATCAAAATATTAATAAAAAACAAAATGATAATTATAATGCAATTATCGATATGTTAGAAGTACAAAATTATTTTGAAGCAACTGAACGTCGTAAAGTTGAATTAGGATTAATTCAGGTTATTAGAAATGATTTTATTGATAGTCGTGAAAATTTTAAATCATTTATAAAAAAAGAAAGTAATTCTTCATTTAATCGATTTAATGATGATAATTTAAACTTTGCTGTTAATGATATGAGAACTGGTGATGTTGATACATTAAATTATGATTTATATGCATTAAAAGATGGTGAAGACTTAAAAGATGTTTCCAAAAAAATATATGGTAATATTGAATCATTCCAAAATTTAATGCGTTTAAATAATTGGTTAGATGCATCACGTAAAGCTGATGGTAGTTTTGCTTGTACTGGCGATATTATTAAAATACCGGCAGGTCGTGATATTTCAGTTTTTTCAAATGATAATTATGAAGTAGATATTGCAGTACCATATGATGATATTGAATTAGATTTTGTGAATAATGATTTAAAGTTAGTCAGAGGACTTAAAAATTTAAATCAATCAATCAGAAATAATTTACTATCATATACCGGCGAAATTTTAGAAGATATTGAATATGGATTAGCTGGTTTAGTCGGTGTTCCAAATTTAGATTTTGTTCGAAGTGAAATTAGACGTCGTTTATTAGCTGATGAAAGAATCAGTAATGTTGATATATCGATACAATCAGTACTAGGTGATAGTTTAATTGTAGGTTTAAAAATCAAGGCACTTAATGGTGAAATATTTGATTTTAATACTCCTATTGAATTTTCAGCACAAAATTAAAATACAAACATAATTATATTAAAAAGGAAAAAATATGGCAATTTTTGAACCACGTAACTCACAACAAATTCTTCGAAGTTTGTTAGGTCGAGTTTTAAATAGAACTGATTTATCAGATATCAATGTTGGTTCTACACTTTACACTTTAATGCAAACTGTTGCAATTGAAATGGCCAATGTAGAAACACGTTTAAATAATATTCGAAATGGTTATTCCATTCAAACAGCCAGTGGTGCTGAATTAGATGCTAGGGTTGCTGAATTACCTCCTGGCACAATATTTCGAAAAAAGGCTGGTTATGCCGGGGGTGCAGTTTTAACAATTAATAGAACTGATACATCAGCTGAATTAATTATTCCTGCCGGTGCTATTGTACAAAATGACAATACAGGTATTCAATATGTTACCATCGAACAGTTAACCTTACCTATAGGTACCTCACAATTACAAAATGTTTTTATTATTGCTAATACACCAGGTACTGTTGGTAATGCTGATGCTGGTCAAATTACAACAAATATTACAATGACAGGCATTGATACTGTTATAAATGAAATGAGTATAACCTCCGGGGTAAATGAAGAATCCGATGGTGCTTTAAGAGCTCGAGCTTTAAAATTTGTTAAATCACTTGGTAAATGTCAAAGAAATAGTTTGGAATATTTAGGTGAATCATTTGTCTCATCTAATGGTCAAACTGTTAAATTTGCTCGAGTATATGAAGATACATTTAAACCCGGTTATTGTGAATTAATTGTTGATGATGGTGCCGGTATGTTAAATCAAGATGTTGCGGGTACAACAACATCAGGTACAGTTGGTGTAAATGGGCAGTTATATATTTTTCATGAAAGCCCTGCAACACATGAATTAATTGCTGGTGAAAATTTTATTATTACACGCGGTGGTAATGAATTAGTTTTAAATAGTACTCAATATCGTTCAATTCCTGAAAGAGGTCTTATTTATTTCAATGAAGGCGTTTTACAGGCTGGCGATACATGGCAAGTAAATGATTATCGAGTTTTTAAAGGTTATATAGCTGACCTACAAGAAGAAATTGAAGGTGTTAATAATATATCTCAGTTAGCAATTCCAGGATATCGTGCTGCAGGTACTCGAGTTAAAGTAGATATTCCTGTAGTTGAAGAATTATCTTTTAAAATTCAATTATCTGTCAAACCGGGTTTAATTGTAAAATCAGTAAGAAATGTGATTAGAACAGTTATTTCAAATTATATTAATAACTTACCTATTGGAGAACCTTTAATTGTTACTCGATTAATTCAGGTTATTCAAAATACAAACTTAGTGATTACATGTAGTATTACAGATAATAATGGTGATATTTTGACTGATACATATCCCAATTCATTAAAATCAGTCCTCAGAACCAAAGAAAACTTAATAACAGTGAGTTAAATATGAAAAAACAAGTCAAATTCTCTTCTTTACAACGTCTAGATTTAAATGACGCTAGCGCTTTACAAGGCTTAGTAAATGAACAATTATCATTAGAAAATTACGGACTGAAAGGTGGTACAAAAGCATTTAGTAATGTAGGAGGTTTATTTATGACCTCTTTAAATTGTATTGCTGTCGGGTCTGGTAATGGTGGTTTAAATGATACTAATGCCTATATTAATTTAGGGGTATTTAGTTTTATGTTGCCTAATGGTGAAGTTGTACAACATACTGAAACTAGCACTAATATTTCTTATGCCTCTCTTAAAAATTTAGCGATTGGCGCAAATGCCACTCGAATCGGTTATATATGGGGTAATTATAATTCAGTTGATACGAATGAAGAATCACGTGAATTTTGGAGTGCTATTGATGAAGCTCCTTTTTATCAAAATGTCATGACACGTACTCAAAAAATACCTACTTTTATAATTGATACTGGTCGACCCGCTAATCTAAATGGTCGGGCTTGGGCTCAATTAGGTTATGTCACTGTCACTAATGTAGGTGGCGTTTTTAAAGTTGCTAATACTGCAGCCGTAAAACAATATAATGAAATGCCAGGTATGTTGTTTTATAAACCTTTAGAGGTTACTTCTTCAACTTCTTCAACTCGTTTTGGTTTAGGACCTTATTGGGAAAACATTGAAGAAATGTTTTATAAAATTATTACCAATGGAAGTGCTGACGCTTCTGATAAAACTGCACTTAATCGTGGTGCTAATCCACAATATTCTTTACAAGGTTTAAAAAGAGAAATCGATAAAAAATCTGAAATAGGTGTAGTGGCATCAGCAACATTAGTTTTCGAAAAAGATAGAGACACAACACAAGCACAATGGCGTAATGATATGAATAATTATGTTTCTACTGGAGTAGGTGGTAGTAAAAATCCTGAAACTAATCGTCAAAAAAGATATGAATATTATAATATTGCCTTTAATACCAATCGAAATAATGAAAAAGAAACATTTATTCGAAGTTATAGTTTTGGTGATATTGTCGAAAAACAATTATTAGGTTGTCACTTTGAAGATGCTGCAGGTAATGTAATAACAGATATTAATGATATTGGTATTTTTTTAGAGGATATAGCCTCAGGCAGTGGTTTAAGAAGACTAGGTTCTCAAGGTCTGACACGTTTAGTTGTAAATAATGCAATTGATGGGGCGTCTGCAGATTTAGTTGATAGTATTTATGGCACTAATAAAATTGAAATCGAAGTAACTCCAATTTGGCATACTAATTCAACCTTAGGTTTAAATGCCGATTCAGCTGAATATGGATATAACGATTTAAGCGGTTTAGTCGTGCCTGTTAGACAATTTGATGCTACTGCTGGTTTAACTGATTTACAAAAATTTGTAAGATATGATAAATTATTTATAAGACCTACTGACCAAGGTATTAAAACATATGTAGATATTGATTTTAAAATGTGTTCACCTTGGGCTTTTCCTTTTCAAAATGAATGGTTATTTAGAACATCTTATGACAGTCATGAAACACCAGTTGCACCTTCACCTCTCTACTTAAGAGTACAAATTAATATTTACGGTAATTTATCATATATTAATTAATATATCAGAAACACTCAGGTTGAATCTGAATTATAATTATTATAAAATCTATAAAAAACACTTTTTTAATTAATGTCGCAACTCTGGATATAATTAGAAATAACATTTAGACATCAAATAGAAATGGAGTACAAATGGCAATTAATATTACACTTACTGGTACTAATACTATCAGTCAAGCAGCATTACCCACAACAGTAACAAATTTAACAATCAGTGCAGTTGATACGACTGACCCAACCCCTCATTTTACTTATGCTGCATATCTGTTAGCAAAACCTACTGGTTCTACTGCTTCTTTAACCAACGCAACCACTAATTCACCAGATTTAATCAATATCGATACATGGGGTAATTACAGAATTTTTGTAATTGTGACAAACACTGATAACAATTCCAGTTCTGAAACTGACCCTTTAAAGGCTCCAGCTTCATCATTTTTTACAGTGCAAGTACAATCAACTGAAGCTGGTTTAACAAAACCTGCCGCGGGTGAAAGAAACTGGACATCACAATATCACACAGTCGTATCACAAGTCGAACAATTATCAATTGATGTTGCTGATATTATTGCAAGTGGTGTTGGTGCGACAGTTGCAGATGCTACAACTAGTTCACAAGGGGTCGTAGAATTAGCAACTTCAGCTGAAATATTAAATGGTACCGGAAATGGTAGCACTGCACCTTTATCCATTCAACCTTCAGAATTAGTAGCTGCTTTAAACGCAGTTTCAACTACTCAAATCGATGCGGGTCGTGATTTAGATACTGCTTTAGTATCTGCATTACAACAAACTATTAAAAGTGTTAATTTGGAAAGCATTTATGATTTTAGTCGACAAGTTGAAGCTGGTGAAATTCCAGCTTTGGTGAATGATGATAGCATTATTTACAATTCAGGCACAGGATATTTTGAAGGTATTCAACATAAATTATCCACTCAAAAAGATGTTAACATCACTTCTCCTGCTAATAAAGCACTTCTCCGATATGACACTGCGACTTCTAAATGGGTTGATGATTCAATTATAACAATTTTAGGTCGTACATCTAAATATATTCCTTATTCAATTCAAGGTTGTTATGGTTCTGATGTTAATCCTTTTGTTGGTGATATTGTCGCACCGGTAGGTAGTCCTCAACAATGTTTATATGTATATCGTAATGATACTAGCGAAGATTTAATTATTGAAGGTTTCGAAGTTAATGTAGGACATGCACATGTAGCCTCAGTTTATGAATTATGTAAAATTACTGGCGCTGATGCTCCTACCAGAGATGCTGCGATGAGAGCTAATGCTTGGACCAGAACTGGACATATTATCACTACTACTTATGATGGCACCCGTAATACTGCATCAGGTTATATGACATTTTCCAAATTTACTTTAGCTGCAGGTGAATATGTTGGTGTGATTGCAAATACAATTGATGCCTCAGACAGACGTATTGCCTTTCAAATTAAAGCTTATTGGGAATTAACCAAATAATAGGAGTTAAAAATGCCAAATTATGAATTAGGCTTTGGTAGTCCTTTTTATACCAATCAAACTAACGGTGATATGGGCTTTGGTGCTCCTTATAGTATTACAGTTGGTGCTACATCTTATTCTACAACTGCCGAATTAGGATTTGGTGATAATTACAGTCCTGTAACCATTTCTTTTATCAGTAGTGAAGAAACAATTACTATCGGTGATGAAGGTGGTCAATATTTAAAATTATATGGTAACTGGGGAGAGTTAATTAATAATAAAACGCAAAGATTTGTAGGCCCTTTTAAAATTTATTTAGTAAATGAAACTGAAAATCATTTATGTTATAGCGGTTTACCAGGATATCCTCATGAAAGCTGGGCAGATAGTACCGGAAAATTTGTATCATTCATAGTACCTCAGGCTTTACCTCATGGCACTTATAATATTGAAATTTATTATGGAAGTGAATATTCTCAATTATTTACCTTAACTGATGCTATACGTGTTATGAAAGGTACCCGAAATTTATATTCAAAAACATTACGTAAAAATATGCCTAAATTTTATAATACCGGGTTGTATAGTGATTCAGGTAAAAATACAGAAACAATATACAATGTTGATAAAAGTAATTTAGAAAAAATATTAGACAGCATTGCTGATGAATTTGATACAATTATTTCTGGACAATATACAGTCTTAACACAAAAAGCACAAATTGGTGATACTACTTTACATGTTGAATCAACTTTAAACTTTCCTACACAAGGTATTTTAAAATTAGGAAATCAGGAATTAATTTATAGCGCAAAAACAGATACGACTTTTACATTATTAAATTATATTAAAGAAATTCAACCACTTTATTCTCAAGTAGTATATTTAAATACTGAGTTAGAAAAAATCGATAATTATTATTTACGTCAAGTTTATCAATATGATAAGCCTACTGCTTTTGAAATTCGTAATAATCAATGGGATGAAACTTTTAAATATTTACAATTTGCTGAAAGATATAGTTATATTAATATTCATAATTATTTTTCAGCACTTACTCAACATGTTGATTTTGAAAAAACTTGCGTATTAGCTAATGCCAATGAACAAGTTTTTATTATCACAGACATTAATGAAGAATTTAATCTCTCACATGTTGATAGATTTATTGAAATTAATGGTTATACATATTATTCAATTGGTTTAGTTGATACTGCACATATCTCAAATCCTTTAGTTACCGTTAAAGGTTTAAAATTAGCAAAAACAAAAACAGCATATTGGCGTAAAGCAGAATTTTCAGTTGTTGAAAATCTTACATTAAAAGTAAAACCATTTAATATTGATATTGATTATGATGGCAAATTCGGTGTTATATATGAAAATACTATCTTTATGACAACTCCTGGTTTTATTAATAAAGATTTTATTGATTATAATATCTATTTTGAAGATTATACTCAAATTGGTGAAAGAAACTTTAACTCAGAAGAATTAGGTAACAGCGATATGACTGCCGCTGGTATTATCCCTCTTATGAAACGAAAGCCAAAAGCCTCAGTCGATTTTGGCACTTATATTGACAATCGATTTAATCCAAATTTAATTGTTCTAGAACCTGATAATCAAATAGAATAAAGGAGTTATTATGGAAGAACTACTCAAACCAGAAATGGTCGAAGCCATCATTATGTCAGCCACAGTTGGTCAATTTGGTCAACAACTCTGTGAAGAAACATTCAATGAAATGTGGAAAAAATTTGATGCTGCTAAAGCTCAATTAATGAATACTGCAGTCTCTGGTGGCAGTGCCATCACGACTTATTTACTAACACAAGAATCCTTTAATCCAAAAGCTGCTACCATCGCTTTACTTTCAGGTATTTTTGCCACAACAGCACTTAAACTCCTTAAAAAGAAGAATGCTGGTGCACAAGACCAAGCTATTGAAAGTGCTGCTAAATTAAAAGAAATGGAATTGCAAGCAAAAGATGATAGAATTACCTATTTAGAAAAAGAACTTAAAATCAAAGTTGAA